TCAATGCAAAGGAAATTGTTCAAAGGGAAATTTTAAATCAAATAACGTAAAACAATTTAGAAATGGATATAAATCAAATGATAAAAAAGGCAGATGATGCCTATATAAACTATAGGCATAGGTGCGAATCTCTCGCAAAAGAAGCACAAAAATACATCGATTGGGATGATAAAGTAAGTTGTGAGCATCTGCCGGCAGACGGTTTGTGCATCTTGGCAACCGTTCCCAGCGATTGTAATATGAGTGGAATGCCCGAATGTGTTTGCCCAGCAGATTCATTCTTTTCTTCTGTGAAAGCAAAAGAAAAGATTACTCCGGATGAATTTAAAGAAATTAGTATTTAACGTATAACGATTTAGATATGAGCAGAATCCAATTACATAAGTCCATCCAGCACGTTACAACGGCTAATGGCAAGTTGAGTGATAAAACAATAAAGTTGATCAATAAAATGGCAAAGAAAGCGTATGGAAACAAATGACATCATGCAGCATATTGATGAACTGCTACAAGGTTACTCAAATGAAGAGTGTGCGGATATTTTAAAGGAAGTAATAAGTGAATGCCAGTCACGGATTGAGAATTGTGATGAAGGTGTTTACACTAACTCATAACCAAAAAAGATATGAATATCCATCAAACAGTTCCCCGTTCGAATTGTACCTCTTTTGCCAAATGCGGCAAGCGTTCCCTTGCCTATTGCCGGAAGTACGGTGCATCCGAATGTGGCCCATGTGAAACAGTGAAACGGAAACCGAGAAACCGGGTGATAGTGGACGGAAAGGAGCGCAAAACATGTAGCCGTTGTGGAAACTTACTTTTGCTATCCTGCTTCTATGACAGAGCAATCTATCGTAACGGGAAGGTGTATCACATCAAGACATCATGGTGCAAGATGTGTATATCTGAGGATAATAGGGAACGGAATAAGAACAAGAAAACTCACAGAAAATGAAGAAGACATTTAAAGCATGGTCTAAGCAAGATAAAGACTTGGATGAGTTTTTATCTCCGGGTGACTATATAGACGAAAGGCTATACAACTACATAGCGGAAATCACTTGCCCTGCATATTGCTCAAGGGACTTTGTCCAAGGATGCGATGCGATTAAGGATGAAGGCGATGTATTGTTTTATATGACAGTACATAGAACCGGTGATAACCGATACTTATATCTCGGTATTCTGCCGGAATTTAAACAGTAACTCATAACCAAAATAATATGAAGAATTTAAAAGCAAAAGAATTAATTGAAAATAATACCCTTGCTAATATTGGAGTTACAGGAAATACGACAGTCGTATTTACAGAGATAGCTTTGACAGCCGTTAATTTGGCACGTGAAGAAGGTAGGCAAGAAATGAAGCAAAATGCTATCGAAATCGTTTGCCCCATACTCGCAAACTGTGAAGGATTTAGAGCGGAAGATGTTGTGTATCTCGAACAACAAATGAGAAAATTATTATAATTCAATTAAAATCGAAAATGAGTATAGAACAAATTATTTTCAATCTTCTCAATAAGAGCGCTCATACGTGGGTTAGATATTGGAAACAAAAGGAAATGTCAGGTTTAACAATGCCTGGCGAATATGTTGAGATAAGGACTTTTTTCTTATCAGGTATCGAATTTTCTGATTTTTTAGAAGCTGGATTCAAAATCAATATAATACAATCCAAAAAAATAGATGCAGATGCCTATTGTGACATCCTATTAATGCGTGAATTTAAGTAAAACTGATATAGAAAGGAGGATAATTATGCCAGCAATACTAAGAGAAACTTACCCAACAGCCAAGAAAGAGCATAGGTGTGAGTTCTGTTTCGAAAAGATAGCGATAGGACAAAAATATGTTCGTCAGACAAATGTCTATGATGGAACCGTGTACGACTTCATTACACATCAAGAATGCAAAGACGTAGCACATGAATTGAGCATGTATGATGATTTTGGAGATGAAGGTTTAGATGGTGAATCTTTTCGCGAATATCTGGATGAATATGTTAATGCCAATCATTACGACGATGAAGCGGATGATATATGTTCTGATTGGCAACAGTTGTCTCATTATGAGATAGCGAAGAAAGTATTGGAAGAATTAAAAAAGGAGAAATAACTATGGGGTTTACAACACCGTGCTTTATACGTAAAAATACACCGGAACTTCGGGAAAATCTGAAAGCATTTGGATATATAGATTGTTCCACAGTAGATGACCGTTACACCGCAATATTTGTAGATGCAGAACATGGAGAGTTTTTCACAGAATATCTCTCAAATATTACAGAGGATGAATTGGCAATAGATTGTTATGAAAACGACAATCTGTTTCTCTCCATAGCCGCCTTGAGGGATGATACGGATAGAGGACAGTTCTTTGTGACAGAATCAAGGCTTGGAAGTATTAACTGTCCTGACAGCATAATAGAAAAAGGATCATTCATAATATGCTGTACTGATAAATGGGATTCTGTGGATATCCCTTCACACAAAGCTTCCGTATTAGAATTAATAGAGCACTTTAAAAAGTAATGATTATGAAACAGACAATAGAAGAAGCAGTAAATAGCATCAGCGGCGTACATCCTGATTGGAGTCGATTAGAATGTTTCAGAAAGGGATTTAAAGAAGGCGCTAAATGGCATGCAAAGCAATCCCTATGGATAAAAACTAAGGAGCGGTTGCCAGAAGATTCCCAAGAAGTGCTTATTCTTATGAAATATATTACACCTTGTACGAAAGTAATAAGATACCAAATAGTCCAATGTACCTATTTAAAAGCATTTGGGATGGAGGTATTTGAATCTCACAAAGAAAAAGTTATAGGATGGATGCCTATTCCCTCTTTCGATGAAATACTCGAAGCCAACAGGGATGTGTTAGAACGGATTAAGGAGAAAGGAGATTAATTATAAACGATATGTGATTATGGCAAAGTTTAATGATGAAATGATTCAGCAGTGCTCAGATTGGGTTCGTGAAAACGGGCTCATGGATTACGGAGGAGCGAAGTTAAAGGACTTCTGTAAGCATTTCGGTATAGATGCACAGACTTATTATAATTGGATGGAAAATTCGGACTTTTCGAATGCTATAAAAAAGGCAAAAGATGGTTTCAAAAACGGTCTTGAACGTCGTATCGTATCGTCTATGGCCAATGCAGCTATTGGATATGAATACGAACAGACATCAAAGGAGTATTATATGGACGGTAAGAAGAAGAAACTTAAGAAGGAGGTGAAGAAAAACATTCGTGTTGAGCCGAATGTAGGTGCCGGCATCTTCCTTTTAACGAATTTAGCTCCGGACAGATGGAAGAACAAGCAGAATACTGAGCATTCAGGTGAGATTTCGACAAATTGTGATGAAATAAAATATGATATAACTGTTATCCCCGATGAATTATTATTTGCTGTTGCCGATAAGCTTCAAACCGCAGAATTCGAAAAAATAGCTGAAAATAAAGCAAAAGTCTAATAATGCTTTGTTTCAAAATGAAATGTAAAATGAATATTTTGTGTCCATTTTGTAAGTTGGTGGCGAATAAAATACGGGGATATACCGAAAGTTGTCAAGTGAATTTGTGAATAATGCATCAAATTGTAAAGTATGGAAGATAAAGTGCTGTCAGATATATACGAGATTTTAAAAGAGAATCCTCAAGAATTAGTAAAAGCAGCCGCACGTAAGCGTCTTATCAATTTCTCTCGATATATTCAGCCGAATTTGGTATTAGAACCTTTCCATGTCGTATATTATACATTGCTCGATATGTTCGCTCATGGTAAAATACGAAAGATGATTGTGCAGCAACCACCGCAGCATGGAAAATCAGAAGGTTCCAGTCGAAAATTACCTGCATTTATGGAAGGGTTAAATCCGGACTTGAAAATTGTTATTGGGTCATATGCGGCTACGATTGCACGTGATTTTAACAGGGATGTTCAGCGAATCATTGATACGCCACAATATCGTGATTTGTTTCCGAATACTTATTTGAATGGATCTAATGCTGTGACAATGGCAAATACCTATTTGCGCAACAGCGATGTAATTGAGATGGTAGGACATAAGGGAAGTTTAAGGGTAGTCGGTCGGGGTGGTTCATTGACTTCAAAAACAGTTGATGTATCAATTCTTGACGATGTTTACAAAGATTACGCAGAAGGTAATAGCCCTGTGGTAAGAGATGCTGCATGGAAATGGTATACTACTGTTGTACGTACCCGGTTACATAATGATTCACAAGAATTGATTGTATTTACCCGGTGGCATGATGATGATCTGATTGGGCGTTTGGAAAAATCAGGGGAAACGATAATTGATGTTACATGTTGGGCTGATTTGGATAATATACCTCAAAGTGCGTGGGTGCGCATTAACTTTGAAGCATTAAAAGTGGGAAATCCAACCGAAATAGATCCACGTGAATCTGGTTCCGCTTTATGGGAGAATAGGCACAGCAAACAAAAGTTAGAGGCTCAAAAGGCATTAGATCCGGTACAATTTCAATGTTTGTATCAAGGCAATCCCGGTTCTGCCGAGGGTCGATTGTATCATCCTTTCAAGACGTGGGTTGAAAAATCCGATTACGGACAATATATCCGGTCTGGTTGTTATGTTGATGTTGCCGATGAAGGAAATGATTTGTTATTCGCAGCAACGTATGATGTTTATAAATCGGATAATATGTTTTTCAATGAGAAAACAAAGCGTATGGAGCCGTTATTATTTGCCTTAATTACTGATATGGAAATGACGGACGAGAATACAGATGTGACTACTGTTACTGTTCCGGCAATGATAAATCGAAACGGAACTCAAAAAGTATGGGTTGAAAGTAATAATGGTGGTGCCGGCTATGAAAAGGTTATTAAAAAGAAAGTCCGGTCAATTACATGTCCATTTTATCAAGGTGGTAACAAAGAAAGCCGGATAATAACTGCTTCAGCAATGGTTAACCAACATATTATTATGCCTTTTGGATGGGAAAACAGATATAAAAACGTTTACGATCATGTAACCGGATTCTTACGTAAATTCGATGCTAATACTCATGATGACCCAGAGGATGGATTGACTGGAATATATGAGAAAGAGATCGAAAACGGTGATATTAGACCATATAATCAAGCAACACGAGGTATTAGAGTTCGTAATTAGGGAAAAATAGAGCTTCTTATTTGATTATTTGATTTTTAGTTCATATATTTGTGCGTGCAATAAAGTGTTATTGTATAATTGATTATTTAATTCTATTAAATAATTAGTTTAATTAAATTGTAATTTATTGAAAAGGGTGAAGGGTTGACCCTGAGATATAACATATTAATAACTTTAATTTTTAAAAGTATGATTTGTAAATGTCCAGCGGCACCAGCTTTGCCCGATATTCCAGAAGTTATCTGTTCCGAATCATTTGGTCAGATTCAAAAAGTTGCTTTTCAACGTCTTTATAAAGATGATGGAACAAGAAATAGTTTTAACGGTGCAGGTGAATCTCCAATGCCTATTACCGCACTTGCGTCTTGGACTCCATTGTTGTCTGCAAATGACTCTACTAAAATTGTTGTTTCCCCTTATATTGAAGCACCGACAGCAGAAGCAGGTGCCGCGCGTACATTTGGTGGCGGTAATGAAACACTTGGTGGAATTGAAAAGAATATAGGTCGTGAGCCTACTCCGTTTACAGGAGTTATTCGCGAAGTTCCACAAGCCGTTATTAAGGCACTCAAAGAATTGCAGTGTGAAAGTCAATCGGGCAATTTAGGTATCTATCTGTTTGACGGAAATGGTGCAGTAGGTGCCGATCAGGATGAGACAGAGGAAAAAATTTATTACCCTATTCCTATTCGCTCTCTTTTTATCGGAGATAAGACATTAGGTGGATTGGAAGCACCGGATAGCAATGCTATCTCATGGTCATTCTTGCCAAACTGGTCTGACAATCTCGCTGTTATTGCACCGGATTTTAATCCTTTGACTGCTCTTAGAATTGCTAAAAAATGAAGGCAAAGACAACAACAGTTATACTAAGATGTGATTCGTTGAATATCGATAAAGAATTTGAAATCACCCATGCCGAGAAGCTGCTGAGAATGCAGAATAACGGTGGGTGGTATTTACCGGCAAATTCAAGTTTTAAGTTTGACAAAGAGAATGGGTTTATCAATCGATCAAATAAGAAAAGAGATAGCGGAACCTCGGAAAAGGGGAACGATATCGAGAGCAATAATCCAGCAAAACCGGATTAAATTCCATGCTCAGACATACGCTACTCCGATTATATCTCAGCCTGTTACGGACTTTCTTGCGATGGTTCGTAACAGGCTTCCGCACGATAAATTCAAGACCTTTGAAAATCTGTTCCGTTATCCTCTTCGCACTAATGAGGTAACATCTATTTGCTTTGACAAGCTTTCCCGGATATTTGACGGTCGTAATCCTGCTTTCAATTATCAATTCCTTAACAGTGAGCAACGGGATGATTGGGAATATTACCGTCAAGACGTATTGCATGAGCCGGAAGTATGGAGCAAAAAGGGATGGGAGTTTTTCAAGACGGAAATAAACAGCATTCTTATTGTTGATTTACCGGCTGAACAATCTTCGAATGATACATATCCGCAACCGTATTTTTATTGGTTGCCAATTGATAGTGTTATTACCTATGAAGCAAATCCTACTACCGGAATCATGGACTTTATCATATTCCGTCAGGATTTTGGCCGCATTGCTGTCATAGATAGAGATAGCTACCGTGTATTCAGGGAAGAGAAAAATAACATAGGTGAACTGCTTGTTGAGAATCCTCACGATTTAGGTTACTGCCCCGCAAGATTCTTCTGGGATGATCCGGTAAACTTAAGAGATCCGGACATAAAACAGAGCCCTCTAACGAAAGAATTGGAAGCGTTAGATTGGTTCCTATTCTTTCACATCAGCAAAAGGCATCTTGATATGTATGGGGCTTATCCAATCTATTCAGGGTATGAACAGGCTTGTGATTTCAGTAATTCCGAAAATGGGGATTATTGCGATGGTGGCTTCTTGAAAAATAAAGAAGGTTATTATTTGTTTGATCAATTCGGTGTGGATCTTCTTCGGTGCCCTAAATGTGGGAATAAACGTATTATAGGTGCCGGATCTTTCGTAGAGATACCTGTTCCGGATGGTGACAAACAGCCAGATCTCCGTAATCCCGTTCAGATGCTTTCAGTTGATCGTTCAAGCTTGGATTATAACGTTGAGGAAGAAAAAAGGCTACGTGATGATATCATAACGGCAGTTGTCGGACAGAATGAAGAAGTAACCCAGCGTGAAGCATTCAACGAACAACAGGTTAAAGCTGCATTTGAGAGTCAAAGTACTGTTTTGAACCGTATTAAAAAAGGATTTGAGTCCGCACAGCAGTTTGTTGATGAAACAGTTTGCCGTTTGCGTTACGGCAATATGTTTGTTTCTGCGAAAATCAACTACGGTACTGAATTTTACTTGTACGATGTTAACGAATTGCGTCAACGGTATAAATCAGCAAAAGAAGCAGGTGCGAGTGAGGGAGAATTAGATGCACTTCAAAATCAGATCATAGAGACGGAATACAGGCACAATCCTACACAGATGCAGCGAATGTTGATATTGTCAGAACTTGAACCTTATCGGCATTTGACCCGTCAGGAGATATTAGATCTCTATGGGAAGAATTTGATCAGTGAGGATGAACTACGTGTCAAGCTGAATTTTGCAAGCTATGTGCGACGATTCGAAAGAGAGAACATGAACATTCTTGAATTCGGCACACAGGTGCCTTTTGACAAAAAGATATCAGTAATAACTAATAAATTTTTAGATTATGCTCGTGAAAACAGGAGTCAACGGGGAGACTAAAGACGTGTCTATTTTTGACGTTACCCCGGAAAATTACATTGTTCCCAAAGGGGAAGAACATTTGTACCACTGCCTTGTCGAGGTTGTAAAGTTCGATTCAGATACAGGTAAGAGATTGAGCAAACCACGTGTTCAAGTATTCGGTAAAAAAGCTTATGAAGAGGGTGTTTATCATAACTTGAAAAAGCATGGTTACACTATTACTGTCTTGCACGATCCGAACGAATACTTAACTGCAAAGAAAGCAGAGGAAGATGCAAAGGCAGAAGAAAAGGCTGCTAAAGAAGCAGAAGAAGCACGGCTTAAGGCAGAGGAGGAAGCTCGGATTGAAGAGGAACGGAAAAAGGCTGAGAAGGAAGCTCTGAAAGCGGAAATTCTTGCTGAATTGAAAGAGTCTGGCATTATTCAGGAAGCAAAGAAACCGGGCAGGCCTAAAAAGGAATCTTCTAAAGAAGCAGAAGAATAATATTAACCATAAATGATTAAAGGGTAAAATCATGGCATTAACAGTAGAAGTTTTAAAAGCAAATTCGGTATTGGCCGGATTGAGTGACGAACAGTTGGCAGCTATCACAACTTTGTCTGCAAATGACGAAAATAGCGTAATTGCTCAAAAAACGGGTAAGATATACGGTGACTTGGATGCCGATATTTTGTCTGTTACCGGTATTGCAAAGAATGGCACTGAAAAGACGTATGATTATGCGAAAAGGGTACTTGGTGAGCTCAAGACAAAGGCCGAAAGTGTCGTACAGCTACAGAGCACTATTGATACGCTGACGAAAGAAAAATCGCGTTTGGAAAAGGCTATCCAAGATGGTGCTTCCGATGCGGAGACCGCGAAGGCTTTGAAGCAGGCTAAAGCTGATCTTGCAGCTATTACAGGGCAATATAATGAGCTTAATACCAAATTCCAGAACGCTGAACAAAACCATCAAAAAGAACTGTTTGGTATCCGTGTGGAATCAACATTGCAAGCTGCTACGGCTAATTTGAAGTTTAAACCGGAGCTTCCGGGAAGCGTCACTAAGGTATTGCTTAGTCAAGCGACAGAGAAAATTAAAAATATGCATCCGGAACTGATCGATGATGGGAAAGGCGGTCAGATCATTGCATTCAAAGATGAAAATGGCGCAATTATGCGTAATCCGAACAACCAATTGAATCCATTTACGGCTGATGAATTGATTCAACGTGAACTGGATACAATGGGAGTTTTGGATAAGGGTAGGCAACAAGCCGGTACCGGAACACAACCGCCTTCTGGTGGTGCAGGTTCAGGTACTGTTATTAGCATAGCTGGTGCAAAGACAAGAACAGAAGCATATGATATGATTGCTTCAAGTCTTATGACGCAAGGGCTGACAAATGGTTCTGCGGAATTTCAGGCTGCTATGGATCAGGCATGGAAAGATAACAATATCTCTTCCCTTCCGGAGAAATAAAGAGAATAAGAAAGGGTAAAGGGTCAACCCGGTATTTATAACATTAAAAAAATATTTGATATGAGTTTAATTGCAACCAGATTACAGAATTGGCGTGTTGAAGATCCCGAATTTGACCGGAATATGACCCGCCCTTGCGAGTATGGCGCATTGGATTTTTTCGTAGAACAGACCGATGCACGTAATTCGATTATTAACCCCAAATTACGCGAACGAGCATTCGCATCCATCGGTAATACTGTACAAATTCCAGTCATTAACTATGATGAAAATGTACAAGTGTCTAATGTCCGGTCATGTGTAATCGGAGATAACGAAAATACTTCTGCATTGTATACCGTTACATGGGCTACTTACGCGGTAGGATTTACAATGGTTCCGGCTGCTTATATGAATAATGAAATCAGTTACGAACATGACTGGCTTCGCAAAATGGAGAAAATCAGCCGTGCTATGGCTAATGCCCTTGATTCGGCAGCAGTTGCCCAATTGGAAGCTCAAAAGACGCAGGTTTTCAAGTCTAAACTGAATTATACCGTAACCGGTAACGTGATTGAAGTTCCTACTCAGATGTCTACTGAAATCTTAGGTGATATTAACCCTATGATGCGTGCTAACTGTTATCCGGAACAGATTCACGTGATTGGAAATGCTGGTGTTGATGCACTTATTCGTAAGCTGGCTCAGCATGGCATCTACAATGACGTTAACAAACGAATGGAATACGACAACAAGGTTATTCATTATACTAACAATGTCGTTGACGAATCCGGTAAAATGGGAACATTGTTCGCAGTAGTTGACGGGAATGTCGGAGTGCTTACCCGTGTTGACCGTGAAGCATTACGTCGTGCTCGTTCTAACTTCCACGAATGGGATGTAGTACGTATTCCGTTTGTTGATCTTCCGGTAGGTTCTCATTACTATACGGAAGTTGGTGATCAGTCTAAATTGTGGGGTGATGCAACGGCAGATTTGAATTGTGGCGTTAAAGAATTCTTCGGATTTTCAGTTGATGTTGCATTCTTGGTAGCATACAACAGTAATCCTGCTGTTGTCGCTAACCCGATCATCAAGGCTGAGATTGCTGCACGTGCAGATAATACTCCTTTGGGCATGCCTGTATATGTGACAAACGCAAGCCAGTTCCCGGCAGGCGCTTAAGTAAAGTTGGTGTAAATTCATGTAAGAGGATGGGGAGTGTCCTCATCCTCTTATTTATTTTCGAGCATATGTATAGGTTAAAAGAAATAGAAGAAGCATTATTCAACGTTGTAGGATGGCAACAAGCCATCAATCCCGAACAGCACATTGAGGAGTCCTTGACTTATACGGATAGTGGGTTACTTTTTCAAAATGCCCATCCACTTCTTACTCTCAATAATATATCGGCCATAATACCGGATGATTGGGGTTATCAATATCCTAAATGGAATATGATTTTGTCTTACAAGAAGGGTGATATTGTATCTCATAATGACATGCTGTGGATTGCAAAAATGGGAAATACCAATCAGGAACCTGCTGTTAGCGACTTTAACGGAGACTTTAGCCGTGATTATGGGAATCCTTTCTGGCAACCTTTCAATATTCTATCCAGTTATCTTGAAAATCTGACAATAAACGGTATAGACACCGTTGTGCAGACTTTTACACAAATGAAAGGTTTGGATAAGGAGACGAAAAACCTGCTGGAAAGACGTACATTCTTTGATGGTGCAGGCCGTATACGTGCTACATTACAGAATTCTCATAAGCTTGTAGGAATGGAGATTGTTCCGGTCAGATCTATGGGGGTAACTGCTAAAATAGAACGTATCGGGCTTCAAATGACCGGTGGTACCGGACTAATCAAGATGTATCTCTTCCATAGTTCGCAGATAGAACCTATCCGTACTTTCTATCTGAATTTTAATGTCACGAACGGAGGGTTCCAATGGTTCCCATTAAAAGATTGTTATCTGCCGTATATCAGTGACGGAAACAACTCCGGTGGTGCTTGGTATCTGGTATATAATCAAGACGAACTACCACGTGGAATGGAAGCTGTCAATGTTTCAAAGGATTGGAGCCGTGAACCTTGTGGTACATGTAATATCGGTAACGTGGAGACGTGGAGACAGATTACTAAGTACATGCAAATATCTCCATTCATGTATAATGCGCCTACTACATTTGAAGAATACCCGGAACTATGGGATATTGCCGGAAATATCTATACCAATACGCTGAATTATGGTATTAATTGCGAGATAACGGTGGGCTGTGATCTTACTGATTTTATTATATCACAACGCCAGATATTTCAGACAGTGATACAAAGACAGGTAGCCGCAATTGCATTACGAACAATGGCTATGAATCCGGATGTACGCGTAAATCGTAATCAGTCCAATGTGTCCCGTATGGATATTCTTTACGAACTTGACGGGAATACGCAGGGTAGGCCGGGCGGATTAGGCTACGATTTAAAAAAGGCTTATGAAGCACTGAGTTTAGATACGCAGGGATTAGATAGAATTTGCTTGTCGTGTAATAATCACGGAGTTCGTTATCGTACAGCATGATGGCGGGATTGCAGTCCATAATAGACTTGAAAAATCGTGTGATTACCTTTAATGAGGGGTTGGTTTCCGGTATGTATATCCAAAGGATAATTATGGATAACGAAGCCTATATAGTTGATCTGAATGCACAAGACCAGTTGTATGAAGAAGGTATTAACCGGCTTGGGGTGAGTATTATGGATTATGCTCCATACCGGCCATTGACGATAGCGATTAAGGAACAAAAGGGACAGCCTACCAATAGAGTAACATTACGTGATACAGGGGATTTTGAAAGTAGCTTCTATTTAGATGTCGGTGACAGACAATTTGAAATAAAAGCTTCTGACTGGAAAACTGAATCATTGATAAAGAAATACGGCCGTCAGATTCTCGGTCTTACTGATGAAAACATATCGAGCCTTATCTGGGATTACATTTATCCGGATCTTATGGGAAAGGCAAGAGAAATAATTTTAAAAGCATAAGAATGGAACGTGTACCAATACCAAAGAATCCGGAATTATTCGATAGAGTAATAGCGAATATACAGAAAGGATTAGCAGATAATCTTCCGTGGCTAAATCATAGCTTTGGCCGTGCCGAACGTCTTGTTAAATCCATTAGCGGAAAAAAATATTATACGCCTAATGTATATGCAGGTGGCAATGATTATATCCTGATTGCACCGGATGATAAAGTATTGGGTAACTTCTCATTTTTTGTGCTTGATGATCCTCAGGACGTAGATTGGATTACCGGCAGACAATCGGATTATAATGTCCAATTTTCGCTTATTGTATGGGTGGATATGCGTAGGGTTACCAATGAGTCTGATAATAGAAATACGGAAGCCGTAAAGCTCCAGATCATGCGTGCATTGAACGGTGGCTTCTGGCTTAAGTCAGGAAGCATTAAGATTAACCGTATATACGAACGTGCGGAGAATGTATTTAAAGGATTCACCTTTGACGAACTGGATAATCAATTTCTGATGCATCCCTTTGCCGGATTCAGATTCGAAGGTGTGATGTCGGTTAAAGAAACATGTTATAATCAATAATAAATGAGTATGCAGGATTTTTTAGGTTATATGGTTATTGTCGCACTGTTGGCGGCATTTATTCTCCTATTGTTACGTAAATGGAGAGTTATCGAGTGGATTCAGGTTCACGGCAATGATTTCTTCTCAGAGATGGCATACTGTAACTTTTGCCTATCATGGTGGGTTTCCGTATTCCTGTCTGTTATCTGTGCGGTTATAACGGGTGATTTAACATCATTGTTAATACCTTTTTGTTCAACGCCTTTAACTAAATATCTGATATGAGAAAAATAGTACTTGCGAAGCATAAGGTTGAACTATATGACAGTATTGATGAATTACCAATAGTCAGATTTCATAAGTACAATAAAATGCTTCTTATAGATGCCGGTATAGGTTCCGATCTGAACGACTGGGATGCACATATGGAGAAAGTGGTAAGGTATTGTCGTTTAAACCAACCGGACAAAGCAGAAAAGGAGATAGGAAATATCAGACAGAACATCTATTTCATACAATCAGAAATAAGCCCGAAACATCTGGCTTTTGCTGCTTTAGTAAAGAGTATTGACGGGAAATTAGTAGATGATTTAACCGATGACGGATTGCATAAGGTGCTGGAATTGTTTGCAGAAGCAACGAATAAGGAATTGACCGACCATATGGAATCGGTCAAAAAAAAAATAGATGAAGAAATGATGCTGTATTTTCCTATGCTATTTGATGATTCTACCGTGAAGGAGTATTATGATCTTTTGAGGGAAAGAGCACTTTTAATGCTTAACAGTACTATTGATGAAGTCGATAAAAGTAATGAAATCGATGACCTGACCGGTCAACTGATCACTTATGCCAATCCACAGTCTTTTTCCGGAACCGATAGCGTAGAAATACAGTATGATAAACAATTCGAGAATATGTGCCTGATGATTGCACAACATCTACATGTCAATGTGAAGAAGTATACAGTACTTGAGTATTACAATGCATTTGAGTTTGTAAAGAAATCGTTGAAGTCGAAAAATAAGTCAAAATAAGATGGCAGATAATAATAATCCGATAAAATACAGTGACTTAATAAAGCCGGATAATTCCATCAATGATCTTATAGATCAGTTGGAAGAGTTGAAAGGTGTATATGAGTCCGCTCTTGCAAAGGTGAAAAAAGAAGCGGAACAACTTAGTAATTCCCTTAAAAAAGTATCCGGTGCAACAAAAGAGGGGCGTGAAACGATCCGTAGGGCTTCTGAGGATGCAGAAAGGTTATCCAATTCACAATACGAACTTACTAAGTCGTTGAATGCTACAACAAAGGAGTTGAATTTATTGAAGTCAGTTCAGCAACAACAGGCTTCTATTAGTAAATCGGCTGAAAATTCCAATAAGTCATTAGGTGCTTCTTATGAGAGTCTGAATTCTGATACGAATAAATTAACCCGTTCTATCGATGAATTGTATACTGCATTATCGGATGTAGAAAAGACGAATTATGATGCGTTTATAAAGCGCAGTGAAAACGGAATGGTTTCATATTCGGATGTGATGAATAAAGCTTCTTCCAATGTTTCCCGGCTGACATCCATCTCTGATCAACTGAATGCGTCTTTTGATTCTGGAAATCTGAGTATAGAAGATTACCGTGCTGCTATGGAAAGGGTAAATGCCGGCCTACAAAAAGCAGATTCGGTAATGAACCAATTCCAGGAATCGCAGAAGGGTGTCGATGATGAAAATGGAAGGTTACAGGAGTCTTTTTATGGTCTTGATACGAATATGCAAAATTTGTTCAAGAATCTCATTGAACTTCAGCAGGAACAGGTAAATACCAAATCTTCATTGAAGGAACTTAACAAAGAATATGATTCAGGAAAGATTTCTGAGAATGAATTCATAGAAAGGGCAGCAGCTCTGACTTCTGTAATGGATGGTCAAAAAGATGCTATAAAGAAAACTCAGACGCAAATTAAACTTCTTAATCAGTTGAATACAAGTACTGCGGGAAGTTATGAGCATTTAAGTGCTCAGTATTCATTGAATAAGATACGTCTTAATGCAATGACTAAAGAAGAAAGGGAAAATACCAAAGAGGGCAGGGAGTTAGTTAAAACGACTCGTGATATATACGAGGAAATGAAGAAACTACAGGAAGCTACTGGTAAGAATCAACTTAATGTCGGTAATTACAAAGAAACTTCTGACGCTATATTGTCATATGCTGATCGATTGAAGGAAGCGTTAGGATTGAATAATGCATTCGGAGAGTCTTTAGTAGCCTTAGGAAATGGAGGGAAAGAAGGTAAAGAAGCATTGAGTGCAATTGGTGATGGTGCAAAGGCATTAGGGCGCACATTATTAGGTCTGTTATCCAATCCTGTATTTCTCTCGATAGCGGGTTTGGCTGGTGCTGGTATTGCGTTCAAATGGTGGTATGATTATAACACCGGGTTAATCGAAGCCACTCGATTAACTCAACAGTTTACTGGGAAAGAGGGAGACGATCTAAAAGCATACAGGAATCAAGTACAGGCTGTTGCAGACACTTTTAATCAAGATTTTAAAAGTGTACTCATATCGTCGAATGCGTTGTCTAAACAATTCGGCATTGATGCAACAGAAGCTTTAACGCTAATACAGGATGGATTTATTTCCGGTGCAGATGTTACAGGTGAGTTCCTTGACAACGTAAAAGAGTATCCTACTTTTTTTAAAGAAGCTGGTGTTTCGGCTGATCAGTTCATTGCAATCGTTTCACAGACTAACAAAGCTGGTCTATTCTCAGACAAGGGCATAGATGCCATCAAAGAAGCCAATATACGGTTGCGGGAAATGACACCGGCAACTGTATCAGCACTGGAAGGGATTGGTATTTCTGCCGAACAGGTTCAAAAGGATTTGCAGAGTGGTACAATGACAACATTTCAAGTAATGCAGAAAATCTCTGCAAAACTTAATGAGTTGCCGGATAGTGCTACGCAGGTGGGTACCGCAATAGCTGATATTTTCGGTGGTGCCGGTGAGGATGCGGGATTGCAGTATTTACGTACACTGAAAGATATTACCTTAGATCTTGATACTGTAAAGGAAGAAACAGGTGTACTCGGTGCATTACAGGAGGAACAATTGCGTAGTCAAGCGGAGTTAAATAATACCGTTGCTGCATTATTTGATGCTACCGGTGGTACATTCGAAGAAATGATCACAAACGGGAAAATATTCGTGAATGATACCATTAATTCAATGATAAAGGGTATCATAAGTTTCACAAATCATGTCATTGAATTGTATAATGAAAGCATATCGATTCGTGGTTTGTGGGAATCTATCTTCTTTCTTTTGAAAACAGGATTCGACATTGTGGGTAATTCCATCCATCTGTTGACGGGGAATATCAAAGCAACGGGTAAAGTACTGAAAGCCGCTTTTACTTTGGACTGGGACGAATTCAAAGATGGGTTAAGTGAAGCTGGTAGAGCGTGGAAGGACTTTGCAGTTAACATGGGAAACGATGTTTGGGATAATTTGAAGAATGGGTACGAAAACATTAATAAGGGAATAAAACCTATTACGATACCTGTTAATGTTACTGAAGGTACTTCTACGCAGAGTGGTTCCCAAATAACAACGGATAATCCAAAACCAGATCCTAATGCCGAAAAAGAACGATTGAAACGTTTGGAAGCTGAAAAGAAACGTTTAGAAGAAGTTTATAAAACCAACCTGAACCTTAAAAGAAAGTATGAGGATGAAGAGTTGAAACTCGAAACGGATTCTTTCGCCCGTCAACGTCAACAGATCGTGTATAATTATACAAGGCAAAAGGAGGACTTACGGCATAAATTAGTAGCTGATAAAACACTAAATGCGGAAGGCAGGCAAGCTATTAATGACACTATTGCCGCTTTGGATGCACAATTAACTGCTGAATTAGTGAAGCAGGATCAGGAACGTAACCTTAGGGAGTTGGAAATTCAAAAACAGGGGATACAGCTACGTCTTGAGGCTATAGAGGAGGGTTCGCAGGAGGAAATTGACCTACGTAAGCAATTACTTGAAAAACAACGGCAAATAGAATTGGCACAAAACGGGCAATTAGCTGAGGACGTACGCCAATCCGAAGCGGATATTAATGCAAAGTATGACAATCTGATATTACAACAGACTACAGAATTAACCAAAAAACGGGAGTTAGCGCTATTCGACCAGCAGCAGAAATTAGAAGTATCGGAATTCGATCTGTTAAAGACTTCAGAAGAAGCAAAGACTCGCTTTAGGTTGGAACAGGAAAAAGCACGCTTGCAAAAGATTTTGGAACTGAATGAAGCTTCTGGAATTAAGCTTTCCGATATGGAGGTACAAACCATTAAGAATACTATAGCAAGGATTAACAACGAGATAACAGGCATCGAAAAAGGTGAACGTACAAAGGACATATATAGTATGATAGGCCTTAATCTGGATAACGACCAGAAGGAAGCTATTAATACTTCTGTACAATACGCTATAAGCTCTATAACTTCAATCATGGATGCAAAGGTACAGGCGGCAGAAAGGGCAGTCGAAGCGGCCGACCGTGAGGTTGAAGCTGCTCAAAATGCATTGGATGCGGAACGTGAAGCCCGTGCAAATGGGTATGCCAATAATGTTGAGCAGGCTCAGAAAGAGTTGGATTTAGCGAAGAAGAATCAAGAAAAAGCTTTGAAAGAACAAGCCAAAGCACAGAAGCAACAGGAAGCAATCAACAGTCTTGTACAGGCGAGCAGTCTTGTTACTGCAAGTGCTGAGATATTCAAATCCTTTGCCGGTACTGGTCCGTGGGGTATCCCTGCTGCAATTGCTATGATCGCTACCATGTGGAGCGCTTTTGCTGCTGCAAAGATAAAGGCTTCCCAGCTTACTAAGGGCAATGAAGAAAAGTATGGTGAAGGTACTGTAGAATTGTTACAGGGAGGTTCCCATCAGTCGGGCAATGATATTGATCTTGGAACAAAACCGGACGGTACCCGTAGACGTGCGGAAGGCGGTGAATTCTTTGCCGTTATCAATAAGAGAAATTCACGTAGATTTCGTAAGGTCATTCCTGACGTTATAAAATCATTGAACAACGGAACATTTACTGATAAGTATTTAGCTGCATATGACGGTGTAAATAACATCTCTGTCAACTTTAAAGAGAAAAATAACGATTTGAATGATATCAGAAACGATATACGGGAAATAAAGAATAGAGAGCGTACATACCGTGATGCAAATGGTGATACTATTATTACTTATAAGAATTTGAAAAGGAGAATAAGATCATGAATCCATTATATTTATTCTATTTGATCAACAAAGACGTATTCAGTCCGGATATGGAGGGTACGCAATACGGGTATAGGCTATATGCAAGTTCGGGGTTTGTATCCAAGAACGCTAATTATAATACAAGTCCTGTTATCCCTATATCAGAATACACAAAGGTCGTGTTCAATGAGAAAGAGGTTTCTGTATGTTTTTTCGACTCAAACCGCAAATATATATCCGGCTATTCGGGTAGTAATCTTAATCTTGTACGTCCTAAAAATGCAGAATCAATGGCTTTCTGCTATACTGTAGAAGATTGGAATAGTGGAGATATTTCCATTGATTTGATGTACAAGGCCAAGCCGATATTTAAAGATGACTTGGCAAAGACATATTCAAAGGAATCGGAACAGGAATTCTTTCGGGAGGGGCTGAACGGTGAAATAAGATTCATGTGCAGGGATTACTATTATATCCTCAGACAGCCATTTGATACCACGTACTATTTTGATGTATACCGTAGCAATGACGGTGGGCGCACATTTGAGGTTTACGTCACGACCAAGTTCATGAGGACGGATTGCATCATTAACATAGCCGACCTTTCAGTCCGTGTTAAGCCGGAATACAACGATTCTTATACGAAGATACTTAACGGCTGGGAGAGGGAATATGATTTGGTGAGATTAAACCCTGCTCTTGAGAAGATATCTTTGTATAGACGTGGAATCTTACAGATATATACAGCAGGAGATGACAAGGTTTCATGTGCTCTTTCCGGTGTATTCTGGGAACAGGATGCGGATGTGATCACAGATACAAACGAACTCAAAGAGAAGTATTTCTTTGGTGAATCTGGAACAATTATCGCAATAAACGTACAAGGGGATGGCATTCCCTCTTATATGAAAGGATATTATATCGCAGATTTTTCACCAACCGCAACTTCGGACAAATACCGTACTGCTATATACCGGTTAAAGGATAATGCCGGATTTATTCAAGTGCTTATTTCTGGTATTGGCCTTTATGGAAGATTTGCACTGTACGATGGAAAAACTAATGAGAGGATAGGTAATACAAGAGATAATCTGAATATAGATCCGTCAAGAAATGGAACACTTGAATTTTTTGCCACTTCTGATACGTCTGTAAAAATAGCCACAGGAGACACAAATAAAAAAGTATTTTACACGAGGTATGTTGTGGCTACGAATAAAGTATCTGGTACATGGCATAATAAGCCATCAGATGATATGACATCAACACCGGGTTCATATCCGTATATAATAACATATGCTGTTCAAGAGTTCAAATCATCCGTTATAGTAAAACCGGAACCGTCCGAATGGGGGCAAAACGGAAGAGGTGAATATTATTATCCTCCTACCGATATTGCACCTTACAAGGCTTATCCTGTCAATCGTGACATGTGGACGGATGATTATTCGTATTGGTTTATATATGATTTTTCAAAGGATGAGATAGAACCAAGATCACGACTTGAATACACGATGTCTCATGCCATGCCTTTGCATTCTGTCTTATCCGTGCTTCTTGACAAGGTGGCACCTGGTATTACCTTTAAAAATACAACGGAATACAGCCAGTTCTTTTATGCTGCATCCCGTCCTATAGGTGGTGGGCAACGAAAGGTTTACATGACTCCGAAAACCAATATCTTGGTAAGTAACTATACCCAACCGGCACAAAAGGCTACCATTACCTTGAAAAGCGTGTTGGACATGCTGAAGAATGTATATCAATGCTATTGGTATATTGAGGATAACAAGTTAAGAATTGAGCATATCCAGTACTTCCGGAACGGTATGTCGTATACCGACCAGCCGGGAATTGAGCTTGATTTGACAAAATGGATATGTCCGAGCAATGGAAAATCATGGGAGACTGGTCGTAAAGAGTATAAATACGAAAAGTTGGATATGCCGGAACGCTATCAATTCTCATGGATGGATGAAGTCACAGAACCGTTTACCGGTTATCCGATCATCATGAGAAGCAACTATGTCAAGCAGGACAAGATTGAGGAGATATCGGTTAGTAATTTCTCTACTGATATCGACTATATGATATTGCGTTCTGATGAGTTTTCCAAAGACGGGTTTGCATTGATGGAAACGATTACGCAGGCCGGCAGAGAACGTGTCCCTATTCTTTCTCAATTGATAGACGGTGATATCTACCAGAACCAGAACGGGTATTTGTCCTATTTTTATCTTCATCCTATTTATTGGGGATATAATCTTCCATCTAAAAAAGTGAATATCAATAATTCCGATATCACATTGAAATACATTTCCCGGTTAAAGAGCAGCGAAGCAAAATTCCCTTACGATCGTGAAATATCCCCTTTGAAATTGATACACACTTCAATAGGGGACGGTAAGATAGAGAGTATTTCAGTGAATTTGAGTAGTAGAATGCATACGATAGATTTACGCTATGATACAGAATAACAATAACAATCTTAGTGTACTTCCGTGGTACACTTCAATTAACGAGCAGAATCACCGGAAAAGTTATTCATATGGGGATATATACCCTTTGTTTACTCCTTCAAGTTTACTGTTGCCCTTTCAGTTAATGAGGGAGCATAGTGATAATCCCATACAGGAAGTCTTGTTGTACACGAAAAATGGGGTAAAATATGCGGATATAACATCTGATATGAACGCTACAGGATTAATAATCGTACCTTTTCAAGATTCAGGTTATGATGTTATCGTATATCCCGGTATGTTACCGTTGTCTTTAACAATGTATGACGGGATATATTATGCACGCATGTATGACGGTAAGCAGTATTTCTATTCAGAAATGTTTACCGTTGTTCCGGATATTTCCGCGTATTTGAAAATACAATGGTATGATGTTGAAAATCTTGTATTTGATGCCGGCCAGATAGTATATAACAATCCGGTATTTAAGAATGTACTTTATTTATGTACCGAACTTGGAAAACCGGAATATCCTTTTGAGGAGGATGGAGAAACATTAGACGGTTATTTCTTTCCGGAAAAGCAGATTTCAGAAAAGACATATCGATGTACATTTTTAGCACCTGAGTATTTATGTGACGTTATGAGACTCATACGGCTGGCGGATTATGTGATTGTTACAGACAAATACGGTAGAGTATACAATTGTGATACCTTCTTATCTACCCCTACTTGGCAGACGCAAGGAAATCTTGCAAGTGTTGAAGTAGAATTTCAAACTGATACAGTTGTGAAGAAAATATGCCGGGGAACGATATACGAAAATAGGGGAGATTATAATTCCGATTTCAATAACGATTTCAATAACGACTAATTTATTAACTATTAAATCTTAGAATAATGGCAGATTACATTAAACTAAAAGATGCGATTACTGATGTCATAAAGACTAACGGTAATCAGGAGATAACCGGGCAGATCCTCCAAAATACATTGTTGTCTATCGTCAATGTGATTGGTGAGAATAGGACTTTTGCAGGTGTGGCAGAACCGGATACTAATCCGGGGAATCCGGATCAAAACGTTGTTTGGGCGGCAACTCAAAAGGGCACATATACCGGATTCGGAAACTATGTACATGATGGTGTAGGTATTGTCTTTTTAGGGAATACGACTTCTGGATGGCAGGCTGTAAAGATGAATGTAGTGGGAGTCGATTCGGATGGGAATCCTGTAAATCCGGATAGTTATGTCACTAAAGAAGCATTTGAAAAGTTCAAAAAAGATTTGGTCGCAGAACTTACAGATACTTCTGACGCAAATAATATCCATGCCAGATTTGATAGTCATGGTAATGTTATATTTGATTATTACGCTACCAAGCAGTCTGTAAATGCTTTGAGCAAGGAGATCGGTTCCGAATCTACTTCCGAATCAGAGGACGGTAGTGTATGGGGTAAATTGATTTCCTTAGTACAAGATACGACTGTACTTTCTAAAGAGATTTCTGATTTGAATGACGAATCGGATAAGCTACAGACAGATATGACGGGGGTAAAAAATGATATATCAAAGTTGGACGAAGACATGGACAATGCTTACACACAGAATGGCTGCCTGTTCTGTCATCACGGTATGGTTAACATTAATTTCTATGATGACAGTATCAGTATTAATTTCCCGTCACAGGTTACCGTTTCATATTCGAATACTTTGAATGTGGTACATAATCAAGGAGACTTGTCAATGCCTTACGATTTTGAAGAATGGTTTTTAGTACTTGATTTAGAAGACAACAAGTTAAAGCTCGTTTCTTCTATAAACCAAATGACTAAAAAAGTATTGGTAGGATGGATCAATGCGCTGTTAAAATCCGCATTATTAAGATGTAGTGATTATTCGATCAACGGTAAGCCAATGAATCCGACCAAATACCTTTCTGCATCCGAAATACTCAATGTGATAACATCTACTGCTACAGACATACCTTTATCCGCGAATATGGGTAGAATACTATCTACTCAGAATGCCATGATGCAGTATACCGAAGCAGGGAAATATGTAGATGTCAATTTCAGCAATACGGATACATCAGTTACCGTTACTTTACCGTCTCGCCTATCCCTGTCATATGGTAATACCCACATCGCTGAATCTTCATCCACGGAAGGTACTGTGCTTACTGATGATATGAGTAACGGACGTATTAAATACCTTGTGTATGATCTTGAAACCAGCGCATATAAGCTTGTGAATTATGACAGGCAAATGAATAATACGATACTCGTGGGTTGGATTAACCAATACCTTAAGGAGGCTATATTGAAGTGTAATCGATATCGTGTAAATGGCGTTTCCCATTCTATTGATGAGTATATCCCAAAATCCGATATTATAAATTCATTGTCTACGACTGTCTCGGACAAACCACTGTCTGCTAATATGGGTAATACCCTTACAAATATGCGTGGACGCTTGGTAAACAAGAGTGCGGATTATCCTAAGGCTACTTTTTCGACAAAAAATTTATCAATAAATTGGGGAGGAGGGAAAAAAACTATCGTAAAGGGTAATTCAACTTACGAAATAGAGAATCCTCCAGTATTAAATATAGCTCTTTCGGGCGATATATACGGATTTATTATATTCGATTCAGCAACTAAAACATTTAAGTATAATACGCTATCAAATAGTTTGATTGCTGGGACGATTGTAGGCGAGATAAACGGACTTAATAAAACATGCATCCTATACACCGATATATGGGAGGTAGACGGGAAACGGATGAATCCGACCGATTATATCAGTACGTCAGATATCGTTCACAATTTAGTAACTAATGACGTAAATAAGGTATTAGGAGCGGATCAGGCTATAAGTTTGGCGACTCAAAATGGGTTTATGCAGTGTACGAATCCGGGTAGTAAAGTTGAGGTTAACTTTAATGCAAATGCTACAGAAGTAACAATTTCTCTTCCATCTGGATTGTATGTTTCATATGGAAACGGTCGCATAATTAGTGCGGCTACTGATAATGGTACTGTTATAACAAATACATCAAATGATTCGTTAGCAAAGTATTTAGTTTTCAATCTTGCAACTAATTCTTTTGAGGTAGTAAAGTATGAAAGTCAAATGAAGAATTGCATACTTCTTGGATGGATATATTTTGGGGCGTCTATAAGAAGTTGTGTTTTGTTATGCGATAAGTACTCTGTAGACGGTAAGATGATAGATAATAATAGTCTATCAGATATATTATATGCAAACATCCCTACTACAGTGATACAGTTGAAAAAAAACTCGGATAATGGCTATATCAGTATGGTTATGGCATCCTTTTTAATTGATTCCGAGATAAATATCACTGGAGGGTATGTATCCTTAAGTACAAATATCAGGACGGAGACCTCTGTAAAAATAAAGAAAGGGGTATATACCAATGTATATTTTAAATGTGTTGAAGAATTTGCAGTAATAGAAGCAAAAGGGGTATATAATATAACTAACAATACTCTGAATAATAACTGTTATGTAGTAGGAAATGTACGGGACTTTGGGGATGGGGCAACCCATATATCGTTAGCATCAAATAATAATATTACCGGTGAAATAAAGGATTTTAATAGAAAAATTACATATATTCTTGTCAATAGTGGTGCTTTTTCAAATCCTAAATTATCCGGTAAATTTGAAGACTTACCGAGACTTTTAACGTATTTACGACTTACGAGTGCTGGAATAAGCATTGCCGGTAACGTTGCTGATTTACCAAGAAAATTAACCTACCTGTATTTAAATAATGGCTCCTCTCTTGATATGTCCGGAGATGTGGCTGACCTGCCTCGCAGTTTGGAGCAAATACAGTTATATGGATTAACGGATAAATTTACGGGAGATGTGGCGGATTTTCCTCGTACATTGACTCGTATTTCCTTTTCAGATTCACCTTATAATATATATGGAAATGTAACAAATCTTCCGGCTGATTTGAATTATATTAGTATTTCGGGATCATCGACTTTGACCGGCAATATATCGGGACTTCCGAGAAGCTTGGAAAATATGCATATACTTGGAAAATGTAGTATAATAGGTTATCTTTCCGATTTACCCACAGGAGTTACCGCATTTTCACTGCAATCTACTGATTCCGCTAACCCGATAACAGGGGATATTAGTGACATACCAAACAAGAGAATTTCATATGTTGAATTACGTAAAAATTTCAACATTACGTTTAATGGGGAGTTCCCTATATCTGATCAAATATATTTCTTTCTATTACAGCCGTCTGAAACATTTCCTATCGACTCTGCAACGGTTGATAATATACTTATAAAATTAGCGGCTGTTGCAGGGGAGAGAACGGGTACGAGAACGATAAATCTAACCGGTGCATGTGCAGCACCTACGGAAGCGTCACAAGCTGCGATCACATCATTGCAACAAAAAGGATTTACAGTACAAACTAATTAAAAAGAATAAAAAGCTATGATAGTATCAACAAAACCCTATGTCCTCATCTACAAAGACGGGACAGTACAGAATATCATTAAAGAGAATAGCGGCAAGGTATATCCTGCCGCAAATTCAGAGTATGCGGAATTCGACACCGAGTCGGAAATGAATGACTATATCGAAAAGAATTCTCTTGAAGTTCCGGAATGTGTGTTACATCCGGAAATAGCGGTACCGGAATTCGAAGAGGTAATTCCAGAAGAAGATGAACTTCCAAAAGTGGAAGAAATAATCGATGCTTAGATGAATAAAAAACCGCCCTACTTTCCCAAGCAAGGCGTTACGCATACATAAACAACTTATTAACTTC